AATTTCATGGTTAGGAAAACAAAATAGCCAGCGGCTCCTGCTGCTGCTATCGGAAACCCTACATCAGCCACAAGCTTAAAGAATATATCCATAGCCACCTCCCATTCACCTATTTAGAGAAAGCCACAAATAACCCTGTACAATATACCTAAAGTAGTGTATAATGATCCTTGTGACAAGACAGGGTATACATAATATGGCACTCCTACCTTCTTATTTTACTACTACAAGCACGCGCAAGCGCAAGTCGAAAGCTAAGACTAAGGCAGTCAAAGCTGCTGAGGCTCAGACTGCTGCTCTGCTAGAGAAGGTAGGTTATCGGGGTGTGGCCAAGCCTGGTAAGGCGCCTGCTTTGGGTGCAGGAGATCGGAGGTTCGAATCCTCTCGCCCCGACCATTCAGCTCCTACATCAGATATTATTCCTGGTGGCACGTTTGCCAAGCGCGATATCATGAATGATTGGCGATGGCAGGCTGGTCGCGAGGAGAAGGCTAGTGTAGTCCAGGCTATGCGCGAGAAGGCTTCTCGTGTCCAACCATTATATAACAAAGGTGGCTATCAGGTCGCATCAGTCAATGATGATCCAGCTACCCTTGGCTCACGTTCTCGGAGGCTTTAAAATGTCTAGATGGTTACTATCCAACCTTGAGAAAAAGAATGTGCAGGAGCTTGAATATTTCAAGCATCCAAAACATGATAAGCCTATCATTGTCGAAAACTGGTGGCGCTGGGGTACTTTCGAGTGCGAATCCGATGAAGCTCCAGATATCGATTTGGACAATTCGGATCCAGATGGATTCTATGTCTATGATAGTGAATATGATTTCTCCACGGTAGGATTGGATGATGGTGTGTCATCAGGAATCACCTGGCCTGATGATATGTCAGAGGAGGATCGTGAGTCTCTCCAAGAGATATTTGATGAGGATGGATATGGTGGATGGGAAGACATTGGTATCGATCCAGTGGAAACAGATGTGATCATTTATGGAAAGCTAACCTTGGAAAAGGATGATAGCGAATGATTCCGATTGGTCTAGTAAATCGTGGAAATATCTTTCCATTATTATGTGTATCAATCCTCACCTCTCATGGTGTAGGTTCTATTCTGGAAAAGATAGTAGAACCTGGCTTAAATTGGACATATGTCCTGGCCTTTGGTATCACGACATGGGCCTGGATTCGTCTATATGATTATATTTTCAAAGATATAGTCACCACCTCAATCAGAGGCACTCTACAATATCTTATTCAAGAAGGTAAAATCAAAGAAAGCGATGTGGATTTAGAAGATGAGTGAATATTTGGAATTGAACGGCGATATTTTGCATGATCAATTAAGCCAATCAGTATTGATGGTGTCATTTGACAAAGTAAATGGTGAACGGCGTGATATGACTTGCACATTAGATCGCAAATATTTGCCTATTGATCAGCAAGCCGATGCAGTGGTTGCGAAGCCTACCAAGGCTTCCTTGGCTGTATGGGATCTAAATGCTAATGGCTGGCGGAGTTTCCGTCTAGATAGGGTCATCAACATTCAAGAGGTGAGTTACCCATGACTAAGCTAAATGTGACAGGTCTCAAAGAAAAGTCTAAAAATCTTGGACCAGGTCCCGATGGTACCTATGCACATATTGGTGCTCGCGGTGGCACGGAGATGATGATGGATGGTCTGCGTCGATATGCAGATCCTGCATTACTTGATAAGTTCAATATCATTTGTTCTCGTGTTACTGGCAAACTTGAATCCGATAAAAATCATATTTTGTGGTTGCATGATACGTGGGATGACCCTGAATCACAACATCTAAATGATGAAGTCTCACGCAAGCGTTTTAAAAAGCTTGTATTTGTGTCAAATTATCAACAAATGACATACAATCTTGGATTGGGTATTCCACACTCAGAGGGTGTCGTTTTACCCAATGCTGTAGATCCGATTCCAGTTCATGCAAAACCTAAAGATGGTAAGATCAATCTAATCTATCATACAACTCCACATCGTGGATTGGAGCTTCTTATTCCTGTCGTAGAGCATTTACTCAATGCAGGATTTCCAATTCATCTTGATGTGTATAGCTCATTCAGCATTTATGGTTGGGCTCAGCGCGATGAACCATATCAAGAATTATTTCAGCGCATCCGTGACAATCCAAACATGACATATCATGGGTATCAACCTAACGATATCATTCGCGATGCATTGAAGAAGGCACATATCTATGCATATCCAAATATCTGGCCTGAGACTAGCGCGATTAGTGTCATCGAGGCAATGAGTGCAGGATGCACAGTCATTTGTCCAAATTTTGCTGCATTGCCTGAAACCACAGCAAATTTTGCTGCCATGTATCCATTCATGGAAGAGCATAATCCTCATGCAAATCGGTTTGCTGGTGTGCTTGCTGAAGTGATTAACGGCTATTGGGATGAGGGTAATCAAAATAAACTTAGATTCCAAAAGATTTACACGGATAACTTTTATTCATGGGAGCTTCGGTCTCGTCAATGGAATAGCTTCCTTTCAAGTTTGGTGGAAAAATGAGAAAGCTTAAAGCGCCTATCTCTGAGGCCAAGTATATTGGAGAGGAACCATCATGGGATGGTATCACTCCAGATTCCAGTCGTATCATCTATGCATATAACTGGTATCGGGCTGTGCTTGATCCTAAGATGTCGCGTGTTATCTTAGGTGATTATATGAAATCAGTCGGCTATTCAGAGGATGATATCGACGTCCTGGATCACGTCGAAGATATGCGCTTTGAGATTAATACTCTACCAGCACTAGGTCGCATGGTGATGCGTGGCCTTCAACCTAATGAGCAACAAACCATTAGGTTGACGCTGGAATTAGAACAGCTGATTAAGCATGGTCGCGAGCGCAAGGCTGAAAAGGATGCTGCTCGTCGACCTAAGCCTAAGACACAAGCAACTGTGCAGGTTGATGCTGTTGGTGCTGTAATGTTTGGGGTCGAATATGCAATCGATCAAGGCGAGCTAGTTGATGTCGGCGGCCTTCTTAAGGTACACTCACCTAAGCCTGCTGATATGGCACCTGAAGCACAAAGGTATGAACGTCTGATTGAAGAAGTCAAGCACGCACTTGACCGCACAGACATGGAATGCGTAGAGTGCTATCGTAGTTATACAAAGAAACAGCTGCGCGATATGCTTGCGCGATATGCTGGTGTGCTTCAGGCTATCAATCTATATTGTTCAGCCAATATCAAGACTCCTATACCTCGCAAGGTGAAGCCAAAGACTCCGGCTAAGTTGGTCGCAAAGCTGCGCTATCTTGATAAGCATGATGAACTTGGAATCGTAAGTATTGATCCAAAAGATATCATTGGTGCATCTGAGGTTATTCTTTACAATGTACCGCGCAGGTATGTGCAAAGATATGTGGCTCCTCTAGGGTCAAAGCTATCTGTGCGGCGCAGTACGATTGATGGCTATGATCCGCAGTTGTCAAGCAAAAAGAAACTAAGAAAGCCAGAAATTGATTTACCTAGGTTTTTGGCGGGCGGCAATAAGAGTATATCAAAGACCTATGAGGCAGTCAAGGCTAAAGCGCAAGAGGTCAATGGTATGGTAAACCAGCAGACCATTATTTTACGCGCGGTCAAGTAGCCATTGACATGGAGCCAGCTTCCTGGTACAATAGATAGTACATGGATAAAGGCCGAGACAATGATATTGGTTGATTTAAATCAGGTCATGATCAGTAATCTGATGGTGCATCTGGTACACAATAAACAAGTGGTGGACGAGGATCTTGTCCGCCACATGGTGCTTAATAGCTTGCGTGGCTACAAGCAGAAGTTCTCCAGAGAATTTGGTGAGCTGGTAATCTGCTGTGATGACAAGCGTTATTGGCGCCGCGAAGTATTTCCACATTACAAGGCTAATCGCAAGAAGGATCGCGAGGCTTCTGGTATTGACTGGTCAACGTTGTTTGATACGATGGCCAAGATCAAGGAAGAGCTGCGCGAGCATATGCCATATAAGGTTGTGCAGGTCTCGCGTGCTGAGGCCGATGATGTGATTGCATCTTTGTGTCACTATTATGGTCGCTTTATCAATAGTGATTCAAATGAATCCATATTGATTCTGTCAGGTGACAAAGACTTCGCGCAGCTACAGAAGTATGCAAACGTTCATCAATATGCACCTATCCAGAAGAAGATGCTGCCTATTGACAATCCAGAACGATTCCGTCGCGAGCATATCATGGTTGGTGATCGTGGTGACGGTGTGCCTAACTTCCTGACAGAAGATGATGCACTGGTTGCTGGTCGTCGTCAGCGTCCACTGTCTCGCAAGAAGATCGAGGAGTGGTGCAGCATGGAACCCGAGCAGTTCTGTGATGATGCGATGCTGCGTGGGTATCAACGTAATCGTATGCTTGTGGATCTTGATCTGGTACCAGAGGATATTCAAAAAGCTTGTATTGATACCTATAATCAATTTACACCAGCTCCGCGCTCCGCTATGATGCCATATTTTATGGCTAAACGTCTGCGTCAATTAACAGAATCTATTAGTGACTTTTAGGAGGAGAATATGGCAGTAAAGACTCTCGCATCAATCATAAGCGAGATTGAAAAACAGAAGACCAAAGTGGGTCAGATCAAGGCTATTCTTGATAATGATAGCGAGGCTCTTCGTACGGTATTTGAGTTTACCTTTGATCCAATGCTACAATGGTTGGTGCCAGATACTGATCCGCCGTATCGACCACTAACAGAGGCTATTGATCAAGAAGGTAACTTCTATCGCGAAATCAAGAAGCTAGTATATTTTACGAATACACCTGAAGGTCTTAATACAAGACAGGTCAAGCGAGAGCAGTTGTATATTCAAGTTTTGGAAAGTATTGATGCAGAAGATGCAAAATTGCTTCTTCGTATGCGGCGTAAGGAAATTAAGGTGATGGTGTGGGCTATTAAAGAAGCTTATCCTAAGATGACTGGGCATTGGAAATGATCAAAGAAGTTGCTATAATCATCGGTAACGGTACTTCACGTTGGCCTTTGAATTTGCAATTAATGGCAGAAAAATTGGGTGATAACCGCCCAGTAACTTATGGTTGCAATGCGGTATACAGAGATTTTGCTCCAAATTTTTTGCTTCCAGATTATATCGTTGCTGTAGATGATGGAATGATTAATGAGATTGCTGGAAGTGATTTTCCTTACAAGCGAGTTCTAGTTCCTCCGTTTGAGGGTCGTTGGGAGCCAGCAGAACTTCATCCAAATGGTCACCGTCCCAGAACAAATGCTGGTATGTGTGCAATGCAATATGCCATTGATGATGGTGCTAGAGCATTACTCTGTGTGGGTTTTGATTCATTTTTACAGGATGCGAAACAATCTGTCAGCAACATCTATGATGGCTCTGATAACTATGGAATGGAAACCAGAGCAAATATATTAGACAATCCTGGAAGAGTAAAATTTATGCAATATATGGCCAAAAACAATCCAGAGATTGATTTCATATTTGCATATCCAAATGGTCTAAATGCAGTTCCGATGGGAACAAATAATATATTTCAAACAACATTTGAAGGAATAACGGAGTTTATGGTATGAGAGTGCATGTTCGCGGTCAAATGGGTGTTCAGCTCATTCAAGCCTTTGTTGGTATTGGTAGATTGGCCGATGATGAAAAGCCCATTATCGTAGTGAATAGTGGTGGAGATGTAGCAGGTGCAAAGACATCGCAGCTACATTTTGTAACTGATCCACAATGTGAGATTCGCGAAGATCATGAAGGTCTACGCAAGACTCCGTATTGGCATCAATCTGCTGCTACCACAGCATTTAGAGGTCGCGAGCGCACAATTAATTACTTGCCACTTCGTGATCATGAATATGGTCAATTAGCTGCAAATATTATTGTCGTACATGCGCGAGGTGGTGATAAGACCATAGCTAGCATAGATACATATCGAAAGCTGGTTAATCTCGCTAAAGAACGTCATCCAAATCATAAAGTTATTGTGCTTTCTGATGATCGTGATTTACTTGATGCATTGGTTTCACCGAAAGAAGATGTTAGTGGTTCTGTAGATGAGGATTGGTTTACTATTCTTGAAGCTGAACATGTATATTGCGCTCCTTCCGGATTTGTTATGAGTACTCTTTTGTATAATCCGGATAAGAAAATGACTATCATGGGCGCTTCATGGTGTGATGGTGGTTATCAATCCATATCTGATGAATTTGTGTTTATTAATGAAGCAAAAGATTTCTGTCCAAATCTGGAGATCCTCGAATGAGAATCGGTCGATACGACCTATGGAATGAACATGATGCTATTGCGTCCGTGATGGGTGGTCAGAGCCGCCCATTAGAATTGGCATATGCATCAGCCATGGCAAATCATATGCCTCAGTGTTGGAATCTAGCCAAAGAATCTTTATTGGAATTTGGTTGTGATGCATCGCAGGCAGAACAATTACTTACAGTTACTAAAGATTTACGCAAGATGCCTGGTTGCATGAATCTAGATTCTTCGGTTCATGTACTTAGAGCATATCTTGGTCGTAATGCATATAGAACACGTTTGCGACTACGTTCTAATCTCAGTTTGCAGGCCGAGCAATGTGTTGGTTCAGGTATCTATATCATAGAGCCTGGTGAACTTGGATTAACTGCACAACAACGTTCTGATATAGAACGAGAACTGTCTGATGGTCGGGGTGCCTTATCTAAGAATGAATTAAATATGGTATATGGTCGTGAAGGCTATGAGAATTGTACAGCAGTATTAGCCGGCATCACACCTTTTCTATCTCAAGTTTCTGGTCATGATGAGAAAACTATCACAGATGAATTAGCACGTACTGCATTCGCGCAGCGCGTGGTCAATTCACCTGATGATAATGATATCCAGAAGGTTCTACATCAAGACACATGGTTTGATGCATGGAAGCTTTGGTATTTTCCTCGTGCAGTTCATGCCGGCGAAGGCCCATTTAAATTCGCACGGTATAGTCATGGATTGTCATCTGCTCGTATGCGATTGACTTCATCATTTGCAATAATAGGAAACAAATGGGAAGACTGGCGCGGCGCAGGTCATGATGAAGGATCATGGCGTGTGAGTGATGATGAGCTTATTCAAATGGGATGTGGAGCAGAAGATATCACATGTGATGCTGGTACTTTGGTCATTGCAAATGTCTATGGATATCATGCGCGAGGATTAGCGGAGACTAAAAAAGAACGCATCGCATTACATGCAAGCATAAGGTTGCCGCCTTGGATACTGTAAATTTTCGTTGTATTCATGTCGATGCGAGTGTGGAAATAGAATCCACAGGATGCGTCAAATTGTGTTGTGAGAGCCAACTGCAAATGATGAAGGATGACGGTACATTTCTCAATGTAGCTGATGATCCTATTGAATTAGCATGGACAAATCCTCTTCGTAAAGAAGTAAAAGATGCATTTGAACGTGGTGAGAGACATAAAAATTGTCAGTTATGTTGGATCTTAGAAGATGCAGGTATTCAAAGTAAAAGACAGAGAGATAGTAAATCACCTTTTACACCAAAAACAAGTCTACCTGATCAACCTACATGGATTGATTTAAAATTAGGTAATATATGTAATATAAAATGTAGAACATGTTGGGCTGGCTCTTCTACAAAATGGATGAAAGAACACTATGACTTATATGAAAAATCATCAGGAATAACATATAGACAATTTGCATCCAAATATGATCAACATATGAGAACATTATCTGAGGGTCATATCGCTTGGGATAAAATATCTCAGTGGGCCCCAGGATTGCAACGTGTGGAGTTTTACGGTGGTGAACCAATGTATTCATCACATCATTGGGATTTTCTACAAAAAATTGTAGATGAAGGCCACGCTCATCATATAAATTTGCATTACAATACTAATGGCACTATATTTCCAGAACAACATATTCACATATATGAAAAATTTGCAAATGTAGGTATTAATTTTAGTATTGATGGTATTGACAAAAAATTTGAATATGTTCGACATCCAGCTAAATGGAATGAAGTATATTCTAATATTCAAAAATGGAAATCAATTAGTCCATTTGTGAATAGAAAAAATAATTCATTTTTGTCATGTTGTCTTACAATTAGTAATTACAATATACATTCTACTGGAGAAACTTATAATAGAATGAAAGAAATATTTGGTTATGGGCCAGTACCAAATTTTGTTCATTTTTCCCCGGAATATAAAATTACTAATCTACCAGAGAATGTAAAACCTAAAATGGCGGAGTATCTTTTAAAATCATTTGGTGATGAAATGCCAGCTAAAACTATTATAAATTTTATGAACTCAGAAAAAAGTAACTCCGAATTGTGGAGACTATTTCTAAAAAAAATGAAGCTACATGATGAATATAGAAAAGAGAACTTTCAAGAAACATTTCCTGAATATTGGCAAATGATATCCGAAAGCAGGTAAAGAGGAGACTGCCAGATGGATGAAGAATCTAAAGATGTAAGATGGTTGTTTGGTAATTTTGAAGAAAACAAAATAGCTGAAGTTACTACATATACCAAAGGCAATCGAATGATAAGCGTGCTAAAGCGATATAAGCATGTTACTTGGTATTGCGATATTCACGAAGCACGCGAACCAAGACTGCGATATAGACGTCCACGAGAGCATATTGTCATAGAGGATCAGGAAGATGAATGGAAATTGGTCTGGCCTGGTAAGATGCCTGCACCAATCGCAGTCATTGTAGAAGCTGAAGGTGCTGATATTCAAGAGATGACAGAGCTAACAAGATTGGCTGAGGCAAATACTCTTGAAAAACATGGATGGATGCTTAAAACAAAAGAGACATCGATATTAGAAAATGGTAATCTAGTTCCTGTTGGTGGATTTAATGAGTCAGGTGAATATGCCGGAATAAAAATGAAGGGCCCACCAGGTACCACACGAAAGGTATGATATGTTTAAAGGTTATACTTGTATCATAGGTCTTGCGCTACTACTCTCTGGCTGTGATACAGTCACAGTATATCGGTCACCTCCTGTGGTCTATCAACGACCGACACCTCTATACCAATATCCACCGACATACTATTATTACGAAATTATCCTCATGCTAGGCCTTGGAGATACTGATGAAAGCAGTTCCAATTTTATTGCTTGGGTTATTGCTCACAGCATGTGAGCGACCAGTATTGACATGCGCCGGACAACCCTGCGTAAGCCACTATCCTGCAGGCTACTATTCATCTCCAGGTTATCATAATGGACCAACATGGCATGGTAATCGTCACGCGCAACAACATCATTGCCATCGCGAGTTTCATCCTGGTCGATTTTATTGCCACATACATTCACCTTGATTAGCCATTGACAATGGGTCTGTCATGTGATATTATGCACGCATGACAGACCAAGACAAACCTACCCCCGCTGCCATTGATGGCTTTGACAACACAGTCTATGTGACCAACGATGATGATTACTTTTCATTGTTGCCAACATCT